AAAGGCGAGCGGGAAGAGCAGGCAATGAATAAGGCAAGGCGCCGCCGATAGACTGCATTCAGTCTTGGGCGTGCTGTGGCAGACGTTGCCATTAGGTTTGAAACGTCGCAGGCCAAGCGTGCGACAAAGGATCTAACTAGCGATACAAAGAAACTTCAGGAGGCTGTACGCGGTAGCCAAGGCGCTCTTGAGAAGCAGGGCCGGGCTGCAGGTGCAGCGGCTGCTGGGACGGCGAAGTTTGGGGCCTCGGCAAAACTGGCGGCCCCTGGTGTTCGTGCGCTTGGTGCTGCAGTCAAGGCAGCGTTAGGCCCTGTCGGCCTGCTGCTGTCGGCTGCGGGTGCAATGACCCAAGCCTTTGGCGTTCTAGCAAAACAGGATTTTGCAGAGGCAAAGGTTCGCACTCTTGGGGTCAACAGCGAAGAACTGACCAAGCGGCTCAAGGGTGTCAGCCGCGAGCTGAACGGTCAGGCCAGCGTCGTCGAGCTGACTGCTGCGGCCTATGACGTGGCTTCGGCTGGTTTTGCTAATGCAGCCGATAACGCCAAGATCTTGCAGGCGGCCAGCCAAGGCGCTACCGGTGGCTTCTCTGACATCAACACCGTGGCCGATGCGGCCACCTCTGTTCTGAACGCCTACGGCAAAACGGCGGACGAAGTCGGCGCCATTGTCGATGGCTTTATTCAGACCCAGAACGACGGCAAGATCATCATTGGCCAGTACGCGGCCAACATCGCAAAAGTGTCGCCAGTTGCGGCTGCCTTGGGTGTTGAGTTGGCCGAGGTGAACGCGGCTGTCGCCCAGATCACCGCAGGTGGCACCAACGCCGAGATGACCTTCACAGGTCTGAAGACGGCATTCGCTCAGATTGCTTCTGGCAACGTCGGGAAAGAGTTCAAAAAGTACGGCGTCGAGATCAACGCGGCGACGATTAAGAGCGACGGCCTGGCCGGCACCTTGGAGAAGATCAAGAAAACAGGTGCAGACGCTGGCACTGTGATCAAGGCGTTTGGCACCGAAGCCGGCCCTGCAGTTTTGGCCCTGCTGGAAAATACCGACAAATACAACAGGCTTTTAGAGAATCAGAAGAAGGCTCAAGGGGCTGCGGCCAAGGCTGCATTTGAGGCAAGTGACACGATCAACGGATCGCTAAACAGGCTGCGCGTTGCGTTTGAAAACCTGTTTGCAGATGGCGGAGAGCTGGGCGATCTGCTCAAGCTGATTTTCAAAGGCGCGGCCGTAACGGTCGAAGTGTTTGGCGTCACGATCAACAATTTGCTGGCGCCCTTTAGGGCTATTGGTGCGGCGGTCAATGAGTTTGGAGAGACGATCGCCGAAGCCTTAGGGGTCAAGGGCGTGAATATCGCCTTTGAGATGCAGGAAGCCTACAAGGGCGTTTTGGGTGTCTTTACCCAAATCAGCGATTTCATCGTTGGCCTCGGCGTCAGGTTTGGCAAGTTCTTGGGCGGAATTGTCACTGGGACAAACGACACAGCTAACGCAATCAAAAAGAACCTGATTGGCGGATTTCAGGATGCATTTAACGGCATCAAAACCGCGATGCAGAACTTTTACAACGGCCTCCCTGGCTGGGCGAAGTTCCTAATTGAGGGAGCCGCAAAAGCTGCAGGCATTGTTGGTGGCCTTGTTCAGACCGCGATGGGCGGCGTCCAGCAGGTCGCGCAGAACGTCATTGGCGCAGCCGCGCCGCTAGTCACTGGGGCGGCCGGCGCTGTTCAGCAATTTGCCCAAACGACTATCGCCGAGGGTCAAGGCTTTAAGGCCGAGGAAAGGCTCAGGGTCGCTAACGCTCAACAGCAGCAGGCTGCAAACGGGATTGTTCCTACTGGCGGCGGACTTGGCAAAGATGCGCAGAAGCTTGAGGAGCAGCGTCAGCAGGCGGCGCAGCGTCTAGAGGAAGCGGCAATTCAGCAGCAAGAACGGAAACAGCTTGCTTACGAGGACCAAGTCAACAAGCTGCACGAGCAACAGGCACTGCAACGGGCGATCATCGAGGGCAATGTCGAAGAGGTCGCCAATGCCTACTTGCTGAAAGATCTGATCAATCAGCATGGGGTTGAGCGCGGAAACGTCCTTTACCAGAACGAACTAAACCTGCAGTCAATACAAAAGCAGGTCGAAGAGCACAAGAAGCTTGAGGACCAGCAGAAGAAAGCTGGCGAGGCCATGAAGGCGCTCTACATGGACATCGGCATGACGATTAAGGACAGCGTCGTCGAGGGCATTAAGGGCGCAATCAAGGGCACGAAGAGCCTGCGCGATGTGGCGATGGGCCTGCTCGACAGCATGATGAACAAGCTGATCGAGTTTGCTGTCAATGCAGCCTTGTTTGGCGTCGTCCCCGGCGGTGGCGGTGGCCTTTTTGGCGGCATCTTTGGCGGCATCTTTGGCGGCAAGCGTGCAGCTGGCGGCCCGGTCTCTGCCGGCAAGTCCTACTTGGTGGGCGAGAAGGGCCCAGAACTTTTCACCCCCAGCCGAGGCGGCAGCATTGTCCCCAATAATCAGATGGGCGGCGACGTCAACGTCAACGTGAACGTGGACGCCACCGGCAGTAGCGTGGAAGGCAACGACACGCAGGCCAATCAACTAGGCGCAGCAATCGCCGCGGCCGTCAAACATGAGTTGATCATGCAGAAGCGTCCTGGAGGTCTCTTGAGCTGATGGCTACCTTCCCCTCGATTACACCGACTTACGGCGCGTCGAAAACCAGCAACCCCATGAAACGGGTTGTGCAGTTTGGCGATGGCTACCAACACCGGCTAACGGTTGGCCTGCCCACTCATATGAACCCGAAGGCGTGGGATCTTGCTTGGAACGTGTCAGAAACTGACGCCGACACAATCGAGGCATTCCTAGATGCGAGGGCAGAAGACCAAGCCAGCTTTGACTGGAGTCCACTAGACGATTCGGAAACTTACAAGTGGATCTGTCAGGAGTGGACGAAGACAATCCCCTACAACAACCGGGCCACAATCACAGCTCGTTTTATTCAAGTCTTTGAGCCCTGATGGCGATCCCAACTTCTGAACTTCAGAAGATCAACCCGAGCAGCCTGATCGAGCTGTTCGAGTTGACGCTGACCGAATCGCTCCACGGCGCCGATACGACCTACCGCTTTCACAACGGGACTTCCGAGGTAGGTACCCAAGATATTGTCTGGGATGGCAACACTTACACCAAGTATCCGATCCAAGTCGAGGGCTTTGAGTACAAGGCCGACAGCAGTAGCCTCCCTCGCCCGACTCTGCGAATCTCGAACATTTTCGGGGCGATCACGACGCTAATCCTGAGCGCCAACGACAAAACACCGGGTAACGATCTAACCGGTGCAAAGCTTGTTCGGATCCGCACCCTCGTTCGCTACATCGACGCGGTGAATTTTGAGGACGAGACCAACCCCTACGGCACACCGGACACGGCAGCCCTCCTGCCGACTGAAACGTACTACTTGGCCCGCAAGGTAAAAGAAGACCGCGACGTGGTCGAGTTTGAAGCGGCGGCCAGCTTGACCTAGCCACCGTCAAGGCACCTAAGCGGCAGTGCAATCAAAACCTTTGCCCGTGGATTTACAAGGGCGCAGAGTGCGGTTACTCCGGCACTAATTACTTTGACGAGAACGACAATTCGACGATCATTACGGCTGAGGACAAATGCGGCAAGCGCCTTAGCAGCTGCGAAATTCGATTTGGTGAGAATGCCGAGCTACCGTTCGGGGGCTTCCCAAGTATTGGTCTATTCGGCGGATGAAGGCGGCAGCAAAAGCGAAAGCGTTGGCCCATGCGCAGGCCGAAGATCCTCGCGAGTCATGCGGCCTTCTTGTCGTCGTCAAGGGTCGAGAACGGTATGTGCCATGTAAAAACTTGGTTGATACAAGTGATTTCTTCATCCTCGACCCAATCGACTACGCCGCCGCTGAGGATCAAGGGGAAGTCGTAGCAGTCATCCATAGTCATCCGGTCACGCCGCCTATCCCCAGTGAAGCTGACCGCATTGCTTGTGAAAAGTCCGAGCTTCCTTGGTACATCGTCAACCCAAAAACCAAAAAGTGGGGCCAGTGCTTGCCCGAGGGATACAAAGCCCCGCTGATTGGTAGGCAGTGGGTTTGGGGTGTCTCTGACTGTTGGACATTGGTCCGCGATTGGTACGGCGAGCAGGGGATCGAGCTGCCTGACTGGGACCGGCCTAGGTCATTGATCGAGTTCAACGAAAACCCGATGTTTGACGACTGCTGGGAAGAGGCCGGCTTTTACGAGGTGAGCTTCGACGACATGCAGCCAGGCGACGCGATGCTGATGGCAGTCGAGTCAAACAAGCTCAACCACGTCGGCGTCTATGTCGGCGATCAAATGGTCATCCATCATCTGTGCGGCCGTTTGTCCAGTCGCGATCAGCTCAGCGAGTGGTTAGTAAACTGCACTGGTAGGGTGCTGCGCTATGCAAACGGAAGTCAAGCTCTACGGACCGCTGGCTAAGTTCGTTGGGCGGCGTAGTTTCCTAGCTGAGGTAAGCAGTGCGGCAGAAGCCGTCAGGATGTTGCTGGCCAACTTCCCTGGGCTTGAGCGCCATATGGCGGACTGGAATTACAAGGTTGTCGTCGATAACTACGAATCAGAGCTAGACGATATTCGCAACCCAGCCTCGGGTTGTATTCAGATCATCCCTGTGGTTGCGGGCGCAGGATTCTGGAAGAGCTTCGGCAAGATTTTGGCCGGGATTGCACTTGTCGCGGTTGCCGTGATTAACCCCTTCGGCGCTGCTGCGATCGGCACGTTCGGTATTGGTGCCGGCTCGATTGCTGTGTCGAGTGTTGTTGGCCTGATTGGGGCCTCGTTGATGCTTGGGGGCACGGCGCAACTCCTTAGCCCAACCCCGCAGATTGGCCAGCTTGGCCCAGCTGCTGGTTTTAGTCCCGTCAAGTCCACAGAGGGCACAGCATTAGACCCGCAGGGCCAAGACTCTTACAGCTTCAGCGGGATTCAGAACACCTCAAAAGCTGCCACGACCATTCCCGTGGTCTTTGGCGAAACTGTGGTGGGATCGGTGGTGATCTCGGCTGGCATTGACGTTGACAACAAATGAGCAAGCCTGAGAAAAAACAAGATCAGATCATTGGTGCTGGCGGCGGCGGCGGTGGTCTTGTTATTCAGACGCGGCAAATTCAAAGTGCCCCACCTCAAGCCAGAACGCCGACGCGCACAGCTGACAACCTCAGCTCTACAGCTTTCGCCAATATCCTCGACCTGATTGGCGAGGGTGAAATCGAGGGGTTCCCGTCCGCTCGTGCATACACCAGGGGGACGGACAACTACAACAAGGCACTTCTAAAGGACGTTTTT